CTGCATTTTCTATCTGTGCTAATTCCCACATTAATTCCTTATCTTTTCTAAGGAATTCTCTATTAGCCATAATATCAGAATCACTCCATCCTAAATATTTCTTTTGTGCATATGTCTTGGATACAAGATCGCTTTGTGTAATTGTATTGAAACTATTGGCCTTAAGTTCAAACTTCTGATTTTCACGTAATTCGTAGAAATTTGTAGGTACATTAAAATCAAGAACAAGGTAATCATCTCTAAGAGACATTTCATCCCAAATACCTTTGAGTTTCAATTGTGTAATGAACCCGCTCTTCAAGCCTGCGGCAAATCTTTGCTGCAATCTAATAACAAATCTTGCAAACTTAAGCTCTTCTCTTAGTATGTTTGCACCATCATTAAATACATCATCAGGATTGACTCTGCTTGTGGGTACCTTGAGAGCCTTATATAATTTTTTAACAAAATAAAGTAGATCAGCAAGTTCACCTAAATTTTGACCAGCTGGCAAGGATTGTACAGTTGTGCCTTCACTGCCTTGGCGCTTAGCAAACCAAAAACTATCTAACATTGATTGTGGGTTAAACTTTTGTACTGATGCACCTTGATCTGCATCAAATGTTCTCTTGGACCAGTAATTGGTCATGAGCTTGCGCAAATAAGCTTCAGCTTTAGGTGGAGCCATATTACCCACATCCACATTAAACACCAAGCGCTCTGGTGCTCTAACTAAACGATAAATTACGATTGCATCTTCTATGAGTGATAATTGTCTGTAAGCACGACGAGCATTCTCGATGAATGGTAGTCTTACTGTTTTGTTTTCATTCCAAATTCCTGAATTGATGTATGTCACCTGATTTACATCCATTGGTACCAATTCAGTCTTAGCAACCTTGGAGGGATTCTTTAAATCATAAACAGGCTTGCGGAGAAGATATCCTTTGATGTTCATGTTCTGAACATTTGCATAGACAGGATCAATGGTATCAGATGGAATTGTAAGCACACCAAGAATGCCTTCTTTAGGGTATTTTTTATGAATGATATGCTCAAAATAAATTTCTGCATCTACAAGCATGTTGCGAACATATTCCCACCCTCTGGTCTCAAGATCAAAAAACCCAACGTACTTTTGAAATTCTTTTCCCAATTTTGTTTTTTGTGTCTCAGATAAATCTGAATCTTTAAAGATAAGTTTTACAATATCACCATTCTCATCTTTATTAATAAATTCATCACAAATTTCATCCAATGCATCTGCAACTTCTGCAAAAGCGGCCATGACTCTGTAATCCATGAGGCGACGAATTTTATCAGGCTGCACATTTGCATACATGAATTCATGATAATTTTTATCACGCAAAACATTACCAAATAGGTCGTCTGTATAAAAAGTAGTATTAGAAATCGATTGTCTAGCTAGTGCATCGGCTCTTTTTGTGCCTTGATCATAAAAAACTTCATACTTAGGGTTTAAAGTATTGATTTTATCATTAACATCAACTTGCTGATATGGAAGTTTTGAGGAGACAAACTTCATCAAGTCTCTGCCGAACGTAGATTCGCGATTGGAGTCTGCCATATAGTATTATTTATGATACATTATAATATTAAAAGATCTATATGTTATCTGAGATAACTAGGTGAATTTAAAAAATATGTTCTTTGCAATTGTAATGGGGCACCTATACCCGTAGCGCAATTGACTTCTGTTCCTTCAGGTTTAGCTTATTAAGCTAGTCACTGAATAATGGTCATCTTATCTGCTGTCACCAGCAGGATTGGACTATATCTTCATTCTTAAGAATGCTGGGCGCTCTAGCTGGTCATTAAGGCTTCCTATGCCTCCAGTAGTCTCTACACCTTCATGAGAAGCGTCTCATGCTTAGCTCGGTGTTTTCTCATGGAGATTTTCACCGAATTCACCCAGTCATACAATTGCAAAGAACTGTAAATATTTATAGTTGAACTGTGCTCAGATTATAGAAAAATGCAGTGCTTTTGGAAGCTGTATTTTGAGGTGTTATTATGGTTGACAGAGCAACAAAATTATTATAATAAGCGGTTACACCAGTTGCAGAAAAATCAAAGCTATATAAAGGTATGAATTGATTGTTAAATTCTTCGTAAATATAAAGCTTTGAGTTACTGGCTACATACAACCGGTTGGTTGTTAAGATCTGATTCTCAAAGAACGGGTCATACCCTAATGCATCATCATAATAAATATATTTTCCAAAACTATTGTCAGTTGTATTTGTAACGGCATTTCTTCTGATAGTACTTAAAGAAAACTCATAGGTTGATTTAGTACCATCAAGTGCTGTAAGCGCAATTGCAGTTGTTATGGTAACCTGTGTACTGAAGTCATAAACTTCTACTTGAGCTCCATTTGTTGATGTAACAGCTACACATAATGTACCGAGCTCTGCAGAGACAGCCGTACAAAATTTTGCATCATAAACAGCGCTCAGAGAGCTGTTTTTAATAGTTAAAACGTCAAAAAGCTTCAATGGAGTATTGGCTGTTTTAGCATATATCTCTACTATACCTGTTTCTCCCTTGTAGGTAACACCTGGTCTGTGCACAGCAAGTACAGTGTATTTGTCCTTGGTATCAGAACTATCGAGCATGAGAGCCATTTTTTCTATTTTGTTAGCACTTAAGCTGTTTGCACTCAAATGTGGGTAATTAAAATCAAGTACAAAAAAATCTCTATTATAACTTGATAAATCACTAGAAAGAGTTGCAGCTTCAATGACATTAATTTTTTTGCCACTTACTGTAGCTACATAATTATGAGCAACTGCATCTGTAGAATTCTTTTTCTTGTATCTTGAATCAAGTACTAAATTAGTACCATATCCTGAAACACCTGTCTGTATCATGCCCTGAATACCAGTAGCCGGTGTTATAATACTCATGGGCAATATGTCTTGGTATCTAGGGCTTGTATTATTTGAAGCAAATTTATATAAATGTAATTCGTTACCTGGAATATATACAGGAATAGAAGATATTAATATATTTTCTTCCTCTCCATCTGGATTATATACTGTTTGGTAGCCATCAAATGAACCGGAAGAAGGCTCAGTAATTGATGTAATTAAAAAACTATCTGAAGCGTCATAATATACACCCCACGATTTAGGAGGCCACGTAAAATTGTTACGTAAATAAAAATCTACAGGAGGTACTGCAACAGGGGTTTGTATGGAGCTAACCATTCTTATATTTGTACTGGTTCCTGACAGAGGAAAAATATATTCAGAATAAGGTTGAGTTATTTTTAATCCTGATACATCTGTGTACCGTGTGCAACCTATATAAATAGCATTTACACTTTTGTTTGTTTTTGGTAGAAAGAAATAAGAATCGTTGAATTTTAATTTTGGAACAAGCAGTGGTTTAGATAAATCAATGATATCTACAAGATTAGTAAAAGCACATAAAGATACAAGCTGTGTAGTAAGTGGTACAGTATTGAGAGTGTATTCAGTAAAATTTGAAGACTTACCATATACAAAGCGGCCACTTAGATTTGTTTGAGAGTCTCTTTGTTCACCTGGTGCTGTACTTAAGAAATAACGATCTGTGTATGTATTAGCTTCAAATTGCAAAGCAAAAGGAACTGTATATGCTGAAACAGTTGAATTTGTATTGTCTCTAGGAGGCAATAGAGGTGTTGTATTAATTGTTTTTTTAAAAATAACATCTTGATCTTCAGGGGGTACAGGTATTAATTTTGTATATGGAAAGAGCTTCCAGTTGCCCGCTGTGGCTTTACTTACAACAAGTGGTTCATCCAATAGATAACAAGCAGTTACATTAAATTGATTAGTAAATAAATCTTTTTGCCATGCCTCTGTAGTTGTTTTAAATGTTTTTGCAGCTGTGTTTACTGAACTGATGGTTATGTCTCTAAACAAACTATAGTAATGTACTCTGGTCTGTAGGGAAGGGTAGATGTAAGACCAATCTATATTGCCTGACAGTGTATATACACGCGTAGCGCTGAGATAACTTGTAATAAAAAATTTATTTCGCTTAGCAGTTGCTGTTAAGCTAGGCATGCCTGCTGATATATCATACTTGCTTGTCTTGAATGGTGTTATTGAAGGTAGTTTTATAGCTACATCATCGGCTGATGTGGTTGGGTTGAGCAGGTATTGCTGCCTATCTAAATCATACCATGTACCAGAAATGGCAGCTTGATTTAAATTCAAGCGGCAGTAATTTAATACACCATAATTAGTTCGTTGCAACTGTACATTAGTATATGCACTCATGATTTATGCAATTATTCTACATGGATTGTTCTTTGTCGTCTTTGCTGTTGTATTTGTTACACAAGCTGTGTATCTACAACAAAACCCTTCCGCTGTATACCATTTCTTAACTGGGGTTGTACCACATGGGCATCCTGTAGATGGTGCCTGGCCTGCTACAGATCCTGGTGCGCATGCACCACCAAAGCCAGGGTCTACTATAAACCCAGCTGGAGGCGGTGGCCATTCATTACCACTAGACTCACTGCTACCCCACCCCCAGCCCATTATGTTACATCTCCATTTGGATAGTAGGTTAAATATACAGTTCTCTCTATGCCATCTATCATAATTGTTGTTAAAGTATTTAATTGCGCTGTATATTGCTCGCCATTGGTCAAGGTAACAATAGCATAGCTATATTCACCTTCACTGATAATATTAACATTATATGTATAACCATCACCTGACACATTAAAATTTGTTATAGCATCAGGTGCTAAGACGTAAAAATTAGAACCGGTAACAGGTACTGTTTCACCCTGTGTAACAGCATAAAAAGCTGGTGTTGGAGGTGGTTGCGGTACATCAATTAAATAATCTCTATCAGAAAGCTTACTATAACCTGCAGCATTACCTACTATAATATCGTATAAGCCCGGGGCAGGTAGATTGGACAAAAATATAACAAGTTTATTTTCACCCTGTATGAAGTAGTTACTGTAGGGGTATCCTGATATAGGTGGTATAGAAGAAGAAAGAGTTTTATTACCAGTAAAATACTCTATAGAGCAAACATAAGGGAATATTGTATTATTTGTAGAGCTTAAAAAAATATACTCAAGCCTGTCATAAAAATAACCACCAAAAGAAAGGTATGCAGTATTAGGAGAAGTAAATGTTACATAATTCATATATTTTGAAATGTATAATCAAAATTAGTTATTTGAGGGAATGCAGAAATAGGAACAATCTCTAAATCAGATGCTAATCCAGATGATGCAGGGTATGTGAATGTTTGTGTTGATAGAGTTTCATAAGTCATTTCAGTGAGTAGAGAAGCATTATAAAAATTATTATCAATATAAAATATATTAGATGCAGGGAATGCAGGGTCACCAAATAGCCATCCCTTAATAGTAAAAGATGTATCACCTACAATTCTATATTTCTCTGAAGCAGTTATATCTGTAGGGTAAGAGAGCGCTATTGATCCGTTCCATAAAACTTCACTACGTATTTCTTGAGGGGATGAGAACCCACCTTCAACCATATCCTCTGGAACTTTCCAAGATATAATAATATAAGGGTTGTTATATGGGACAAAATTAGATACAATTTGATCCATATCAGTTTGAAATTTTGTAAGAATGGACATATTAATGGTTATGTTAACAGGTACAGGGCTTTTATAGAAATCGCTTTTAGTTGTTTCATTGCCTATTCTATCACCCTGTGAATAATAAAACCCGCCTATTTTATTAAAAACACGTGTTTCATCTCGAGATACATTTGAGATGCTAATAGCGACAACTGGAACTGTTAGATTTTGAGCTTTATTTACTAGATCATACATCACTCTTTGTTTTGGTGAGTATACATATCTTACTTGTATGTTACTCTTAGCTGTTCTTGTGATATCAAATCTTTTAATGACAATATTATCAAATGCATTAACAAATTGAGTAATAAGATCTTTTATCTCAAAGTGATAAGAGTAATTCTTCACTATATTATTTATTAACAAACCCTATCAATAAAATAGCGTGGAAGCTTGTCTTTTGTTCTTTTCAGTGTATTTACAATGTTTCCATCGAGGATATAAGTTGTCGAATAGTCGTGTTTACTTCTGGTAGCTCTACCGCATGCTTGCACTATAGAATTGAGCATTTTATTTTCGTACCAGTTTTTATCTATATCAAATAATCGTTTTATCCTCTTGCTGGAGAGTGGTGGAAAAGGCAGCTTTACTATTATTTGAAATCTTGCTAAATCATCTTTTAAGTCAATCCCATATGAAAGAGAGGGAGATACAAGTATTGTTGGAAAATCTGCTTTAAAGTGCTCGCTTAATATATCTTCATTATTAGAAGTAGCATCTCTAAAGAGATATCTTCTATTTGTTTGTAATTTATCTCTAAGAAGATTTGTAATCTCCTGTGTATGCGTGTGTATAATGCCTTTATCGTTTTTATGAAATTCAACAATCTGTTTAATTTGATCAATAATATTAGGTAAAACAACTTTTAAATTTTTATAATTTAATTTATGTTTTGATGAAACGTGTATTGGTGATTTAGAGGCTTCAAAGTCACTATCTACCTCTACATACTCATAATCTGTTATACCAAGAGTTTTTGCAAAATTTTTGTGATCAATGATTGTTGCTGACATAAGAAGAACATTATCACCATAATCAAAAATATGTTTTGATAGCTTATCAATCTTTAATGGTGTGAATGTAGCTTTTTTTACATCTCTATCAACTACAAACTCACAATCATTCCATAGCAAGTCAATTGAAGAAAGAGAATTTGAAGCATTTTTAAGATATAAAAGCTTTATTCGTTCAGGTTGTGAAAGAGAGTTTTGCTTTTTATTTGCCTTGCTAATGAGAGTGTCAATTTTTTCGTTAATGTTTAGGGTTAAGCTGTTAACCCAGTTACGAGCTTTTTCATATGATTCAGAAGTAAGTGGGTGATATTCAACTCCATAATTTTTAAGTCTTTCGTAGTTTACTTCAGCAGAAAACTGTTTTACCAATTCATCTTCAAGCTCTGATGCTTCATCACAAATGAGAAAATTTTTACGCTTTAAATGTTTGGGTAATGATAAAAACATCTTGTAATTTAAAGCAGCAAATTGAGATATTAAAGCACTATTACGCGCATTATAATATGGGCATCTATTTTTTTCCCAGCAATCATCTTTTATTTTACTGACTAGTAAGCAGGGCGCTGTTTCAACATCAAAATTTTGATCTACATCACATATGTAGTTTGTTTTACCTTTGAGAAGGCTTGTATCTGCAAAAAGTTTTAAATATTGATCTTGTAATGATTTTGTTATAGTTAGTGCAAATGCGCCTGCAGATGGGGTATCAATACATTCAGCTTCATGAATATAATTTCCTGTAAAATCTTGTTTATATGCTTTGTATGTTTTAACTAAATCAACAAAAGCGGGGTCAGGTGGGTTGCTTAGTCCTGCAAGCGTCTTGGCAAGAAAACTTTTACCAGAGCCTGTTGGTGCACATGCTATAACAAATTTTTTACCTTTATTAAAAGCCTTTTCAACGTTTTTAATAAGCTTTACTTGCTGTGGGGAAGGGTTATATTCTCTTGGAAAATGATTTAAATACCGGCTTAACACAATATTATATTATAGTATAAAATACGAGGAGTTAAATAAAAATCTTGAGTTTAACTTTTTTATTGAATAATTTGGATGACTTTTTGTTTCTAAATTTTAAAAAATCGTCCTTTACCGCAGGATTATTTTGAGTAAATGTAGCAAGTGTGTAGTCAAAGATTAATTCATTTTTATTCTCAATAAAACTAAATGGATAAGGTATTTCATATAAAAATCTCTTTTTCTTTGTCTCGTTATACAATAAAAAAGCGCAAAAAAAATCTTTTACACTAAACAATAGTATTTTTCCAGATTTAATGGTTTTATTATCAATAATAAACTCTGCATGTTTTTGCAAATGCTTATTAATAGTAGTTGTTATATAGGATGGTGTTATCATTTGTTCATAAATGCAATTTTTTGTTGTGTTGTAAGGCGAGCTAATTTTTGCGTAAAATATTTCCAGAACTCTTTGTTTGCAGGAATAGTAGCTATTAAATTACATGCTGCTGTATTTACACAGCGATAGTCTTGCATAAAAATATCCCAAACTATAAGAAGATCTTTTTGCGTGGGGTTAAAACGCGGCGGTCTATTAGTTGGTCTATAGTTTAAGACAAGTCTTCCCTCAGTACTGTTTAACAATGGAAAGCTCGTAGTACAAAGCATTCTTCTTGTTGCTGGAAACCCAGGCTTAGGTCGCCTTCTAAAAAATTTTATTTCAGCAACATTGCTTTGCACTATAGTACGCAAAGAAGAAACAGTTACTTTCATTCACTATTTTTTCGTTTTTTTGTAGTATGTGCCGCAACCGAATTATTATCGTTAATTACAGAACAAATACCAAATATACGCTGCTCATTAAGGAAAATACCTTTCTTTAACGTGCCATAGCCATCTACAGAAATATTGGCAACAGGAACTCCAAGATTGTTTGGAAAACAAACATAATCTTTTGGTTTTGCGTGTTTAGTATTTGGACCAGCTAGAATGACTTCACCAATACGCCAAGCTTTTGTATCAACATTAACAGGTACAACAATACCGTTGCGTATGATATTAGTACCGTCCTCTGTCTCATCAACAAATCTTACAAGCATAACATCATCAAGTAGTTGCTTGAGACTAAAGCCATAAAAAATAGAATTAAATGAATTTTTCGGTAATTCAGATAAATCAATTAAACTTTTTTGAGTAGGTAACAGATCAATATTAGCAGCCATATTAATATATTATACACTTTTTAGAGAAGTCAATACGTCATCGTAAAGTTTAATTTCGCGGCGAGAGAGCTCAAGGGACTTGGCAAACACTGGTAATATATCATTGTCATCTACAGTTTCTTTAATTTTTTTATAATATGTTATTTTTTTCTGTGGTACCTTGTCAAAAATATTGAAAAATAATGTATATACTGTTTGTTTATTGAATGAGATAAATTTATTTAAAATATTACACTTGATAGCTAGACTATTTGAATACATGCTTATCCACCTGTTAAGCATAAAAGGCGAGAATAAAGATTCGTTATCTACATTAGCAAGCGTTGTTTTTTTCTTTGAAAAAAGAATATCCGCAATAACATCAAATATACTCATCAACTAATAACTTTAGTAGTGGCAATAAAGATATCATCATTTATTGTATAAAATAATTCAATAATTGTCTGCATAAATTGTGTAGCTTGTTCATCAGTTAAATTGGTTGAATATGCAAATGCCGGTGCTTTCTTACCTGCAGTAATATTAATTCCTGTATGACCAAGAGCAACATTATTTTTAGTATATGTTATACTAACACTGCATTTACCTTTTGTTTGGGTAATACCGCCTTGCTGATGCTCTTTGTGAACAATCAAATCATCACCATCTACCTCGATAGGTGCTTTTAGATACTGAGTGCTCAAGATGTTCGCAATTTGTGTATTGAGAAGTCTTTGGTATGCAACAGCACCAAAAGCATCGAGATTAGGAATTTCCCAGAGAAAATTTATTGCATCATCGCTATAGATATAATCGTTATTAAGAACATCTTCACTATCAATCATGCCTTCAGCTTCAACCTTCATTGGTGCTCTGAAAGCAACAATATTGCCAATAGGTAATGTTTTATCGCGAAAAAATGTATAAGCAAAGCGGGAGTGAAGAAGCTTACCGTCGTATATCTTTTGATTAATAATCATATTAACTTATAATAGTATATAAAAAATAATATTCAAGTATGTTTTTCAATTTCTTCTATCATATACCGGGCTCGATTAATATCTTTATTACCATGAAAAAGAATAGGTTTTATATATCTGCCTTCTTTTTGATAAATAGGATGTAGATAATTTTTAGCATCTAGAGATTTATTAATGTATGATTCAAATAGTTCAGCATTTGGTAAATAATCATACCCGCTGTCGCGTATAAGTTTATTTTGCATTAAAAATGCATTTAAAAAGCACTCTTCACCAGTTGGAAATTCGACACTTTCTTTAACAAGATTAATTGCTCTTTTGTGAGCATCAAGAAAATGAGGTATGAATTTGCGGTTATAAGCATACCCTGCTGTTAAAATATAATCTGGAGTTGCACCAATACCAAATTTTTTAAAAAATTGTAGTAAGGATAAATTGTTTTCGTTACAAGGATAATGAGGATGTTTGCAGCAAAATAGTTCTTCTAGAGAAGAAACAGTAGGCTCTATGCTATTAAACCATGATTCAAATTCTTTTGTTATGATGAGATCAATATCTGCATAAAAAGTTATGTCATATGGGGTTTGAGCACAAACTATATATTTGCTAAGGGTTGATTCTACCCATGAGTTTTGATTTAATTCGAGATCTAGTTGTTTACTGTTGACGCGATTATTTTTAAAGTCGTGATCAAATCCCATTGTAACTATAGTTACAGGTAAAGAAGAAAACTTTAAAATTGATTCAATTAAAGTTTCAGTTAATTTTAAGTATTTCTCATTCGTAAAAGCTATAATTCCTTTTTTCATTCTACGAATCTCTACATGTACCATCTATACTCACACGCAATACTTCACCTAGTTGAAAAATATTAGTACAAATATTATTATAGTCTAACCAGAATTTAAGCCTTGATTCAGGATTATTATGGCTAAATGATGGTTTATTTTTTATATTATCGTAAAGTAAAGAGTATGTTTCAACATTTTTGAAACTACCAATACACATTCTATCGTAAACACCAAACCATTGAGGGCAATTAGGTACATTAATACAATTCAAATTTAATTGACTTGGATTTAGAGGTATGTGAGGTGCGAGATCAGGCCGCATGAGTAATACTGTATGATTGCTGCAATCTGGAAAAGAATTTTTATAAATTTCAAATACTCTTTTTTTATTGTAGAGTTGAATAAGGTAATGCTGAAGCCTGCCTCTGAGTGGATATTTGTTATACTCAATCCCCTTGTCATTATAAGTCAAATTATCCGTATTTAAAAGTCCTTCTTCTTCATGATAGATTTCTTTTTCATATACTATGTGAGCATTGTAGGAATTAGGAATAAATTTTTCAATTTCTTTTTCTCTATCATCTTCTGGTAGATAGAAAATTAACTCCTTACATTGCAATGGTTGCAGGAGGTTGTTTTGTATATAGTTAAAAGCGTGTTTAAATCCTCTTAATTGCCCTTGAAATAAGCCGATAGTCATAATTAGATTATATACTCAAGTATTTCTTTTTTCCAGTAATTTAAATCTAATTTGTTTAAATTAAATTTACTGAAAGGGAAGAAATCAGGTATTCGCGATCTCAAATAATCCTTAGTGATAGCAGCAAAATTATCTACAAAAAGAATCGGAAGATCTTCAAAGTCTTTAAAAACATATTCATGATTTGGCACAATAGGAACACAGCCTAAATAAAGACACTCCCATACTCTATGACAATCTGCTCCACCACCAAAAGGAGAAAAACAAAAATAAGATTGCTTAAGTTGTTTGAGATATTCAATATGGGGCATATTTGGCGCCATAATGAATCCGTTTTGTTCTGTTTGAAGATTTATTTGTTGTCTGTGTGCGGTATTAGTTGATAAATCAAAGGTTTTAAGAGCAAGGTTATTTTTTGGTAGATTTAGGTTTATAATCTCTTCAATATTTTGTATATTACCATGAGGCCACTGGCTATTTGCAATTCCTATAGGAAGTGAGGAAAGTTTGGGATGCATGGTTGATTTGTTCTGACAAAACCATCTACTTATTTTATTAGAATTTAAAAAAGGTAAATAATTTGAATTGACACCTACATCGCTATTATGAGTAATGAGAGTAATAGGCCCATCTATTTGAGGAAAAACATAATTAAAGAAATAATCTAAAATATGTGGATAAGTAAAGACGGTTTTAGCTTTTTTTAACTCAATTGGTATAATGACATCTGTTTTATTAGGACTAAAGACATAGCACTTTGTCTTAGTATTTTTTATCTGTGTTTGAACTAATTCAGAGTTATAGTTATTTTCTGTATTGAGAGCTACTGTAACATCTGCAAATTCTTGAAGCTTTTCACCAGTAACAAAATTCATTTGCTTCTCTTCCATTCATGACATGCTACAAAATCTAAGTGTAATTTTGTATTAAGATTTTCAATATTAAAAACATCTTCATAGATTAATTTTCTTATCTTATATTTTTTAGGATAAGCTTTGTGTATGTAATGAAAGTATAGTTCATATTCTGAAAATCCGTGATGCCAATTTTCAACATTTTCAATAATTGTTTTCCAGGCAGTATCTCTGTTGCTAATTAAAGAAAAAATCTCATTTAAAATATTTGTTTCAAACATCATATGATGACAAATACCAGAAACGTTTACACTTCTCTCAAAGAATGTGTTTAATTTTTTCATGCAGTTGAAATAATCAGGAGTGTATTCATTTGAATAAGAATATAGTGGTGTATTTTGTTCAAAAAAATCTATAGGTTTTAAAAAAATTACATCAGAATCAAGCACTAAGAATGTATTAGTAATATTAGGTATAAGAAGTGAGTAAAGTTTTATAAGCTGTTGATAATACCAGCCAGCCCTATGCATAGGTATTGAATTGTTAATATTTACAATATCTTCTAATTTAAAGGGAAAAATATCTTCACTAATCCATGTAACGTTGGATTCTCTTATAGGCTGCTTGGATACTATAAAAATGTTATTTAGATTTTTAATTTTTTTACAGGAATTTATACAATCGTGTATTGTATACTCGTCTTTGGGATGAAATGGTATTACTATATCATGTAACATATTTGTGTAATTCTTTATTATGGATATGTAAGTTAAATATTTTATATGTATTTGAGTCAAAGTCAAGAATTGGCTTTTTATTAAAAAATCTTATATTAGGTGGGTGTTGTTTAAAACAACTACCTGCAAGTTGCATTTCATCAATAAACCCGGGTAAGTGTCCATTGGGCGTTCCATTTAGGAACTGACCATAGGAAGAAGGGTCAAAAATGAAATTATTAATAGGCTCATTAATTTTTGGATGCACAGGAAGGGGGATAATAATATTATTGTTTACATAGCCAAGCAATCGCATTTCATGTGTTTCATCTCCAGTAAGTCTCTTGACCCTATCTTCGCCTAATAAAATTAATTTGTGTATATTTTCTGATAGAAGAGATAAAGCATCAGTAGTCTTGGCAAAAGAAAATCCAAAAGTGAATTCTGATTTTTTATGTGGAGTGAGGTAGAGCGGCTGTACTAACTTGTCCTTAATCTCATCTATATTATAATATATGAGAACATCATTATCAAAATGCACGGTATTCTTTAGGTTGAATTTTTGTATTATATTATCTAAAATAAAAATTCTTTTCAATGATGTTATCCATAATGGATCGGGGTTATGTTGAAAATAACTTCCAGTATCTTTTAATTGTAATTTGTTTATGTTAATACAATTGATACCAGGGGCTTCAACATTTAAATTTGTTGCTAATATTATATCAGCATTTTTATTTGTTGTTTGAATTTGTTGAATACATAATTTAAGATAACTGGGTAAAGTATTACCAATATGTATAAGCACAAAATTATTCATAGTTTTATATATTTGTAATTTTCACCGGTCAATAGTACATCAACATCAATATCATCAACGCTGCTATTCCATCCAGTTTTTGGTAATGCGTTAATAATATTAGTACCGTTACACATGAATCCTGCCCAAAAGCTAAATGACCCTTGACTAAGAATTAAATTATTATGGGCTGCCAGAAAAGAAATTGTATTTTTTTCTGTACTTTGAAATATAGTTGCATTATATTTTTTAATTAAATAATGTATAAATGCATTATCAGGAGAATCTGTGCATATGGTGAGCTTACCTGCTGGGCAGCGTTTAATTGCTTCTTCGTAGTACTCAGGTGGAAGAAGATGTTTTCTGAGATTAGGAAAGAGTAAGTCACCTAAGCGTATATGAATAGCTGTATCTGTGTCATTTGTTGAATATGCTGCTGAATTAAACCATTCAATAATATTTTTTCTAAAAGGTAGAAAAAATTTTTTGCGTTGAAAATATCCATCTAAAATAATTTTTCTAGGTGTATCATCATTTATGATATGTAAGATATCAAAGTCAGGGTGACAGAGTTTATTAAAATGATTTATATCATTATGATAAAAATGATCAGAGTTGCTATGATCACCTAATGTTTGAATAGGCTCTTCATGGTGAGCATATTCTTTTTGGTTATAATTTAAATTTAAACCATGAAGCATAAATTCTCTATCAGATTCAGTAGGCCCGTAGAGTTTAAATTTTAAGTTTTCTGAAATTATTCTGCCAGTAAAATAAGGAAACAACTGGTTTCCAAATCTTCCCATGCTCTTTTTAATTACTACACTCATATTTCTTTATTAATTTATGTAGATTTTGCAGGAAGCCTACTGGGGTAAGATATTCATTACCAAATGTATAGAGTTGTTCTTGTATATTAATTAAGCTTTCTTTATTGGTGTTATAAAACCTGTTAACAGCTTCAACAATATTCTGATCAGGTTTAACTCTAACAATATACTTGTCATAATTAAAGGTTTCTTCAAAAGGAAGAACACAATCTGTATCTACAAGAATGGGTATTCTGCCCATACAAATAGTTTGACAAAAGCGGTAGCTATAATTACCCCAACCTCTTACACACAGAGTGAATAAATTTTCAGTCATATTTTTATAAAAGATTTCTATTGACTCTTCTTGAATTTGTTTTGTAATATTTTCATCTAAGCATTCTGCGTGGGAAGACGTGCCCCATTTGGGCCCATTTTTAATAATAAAGTTTGTCTTAACATAAGAGTTCTTAAGATTCATTAAATATTGTTCTCTATTAAATCTATCACTTGCGCCGCAAAACCCCACAGAACATTCACCAATATACGGTATAAATTTTTTGTCGGGTACTCTTTCTTCCGATAGCGATGTAAGAGAGAATTCATTTTTAAATTTTTTGGTTTTATATAAATTGTTCTTAAAGTTATAGCCTATTGTTTCAGGTATGTAACCTTCTTCAATATCCCCTTGACCTAAAAAGATGACTTTTTTACTATTTGCTTTCGCTTTAAGAACAAATGTCTTTAGAGCATCTTTAACACTATGAATCTTGTTATCAATAGAAGTACATAAGAAATAGTCGCAATTCTCAGGAGATGCTAATTTATATACTTTTTTAAAACACTCTGTTATGTCTGAACCTTTTAGGAAGGTATTTTCATAATAAACATTCATATTTTATAAGCATGCTCTTATGTAGTTTGCAAAATTAGTTGTATTAAATTTTTCATATGCTTTTACACAGTTTTGTCTCATTTTATTTTCTTCTTCATTGGATATGCTATTAAGAAGGGCTTGTATATCACTATATTTCATTTTATTAAAATCGTTCTCCTTTATACTAACAACTGTATTCTTCCAATCCCATTCAGGCAATACCCAGTCATCTGAAATTAAAATAGGTATAGCTTGTGCGTGTATACTCTCCCAAAATCTTACTGAAGATGCAGAACTGCCTCGCGGACAAAGAGAAAAGCGACTACGCTGTAGAGTGTCCTGATATTCTTTTTCTTCTGCTAGTTTTGTGTTTTTACTACTAATAATAACATTTGAGTCAACATGATAGCTGTCTCTGTAAACAATATTAGGACCACATATTCTGGATCTCATATGCATACGTATAGGATGAGAGGTGTATGTGCCAATAAAAGAGAAGTGTATATCTTTCTTGACTTGTTTAAAATTAAAAGAACTTGTGAATGGTATGGGTAAGATATTAACACCCGGGATATTATTGCTGCTCTCGTGTAATGGGGAAAAGACTTTTGTTATATTAAGATGCTTAAAGTAAAGTTTGAGCATCATATAGCTATCGTGTTGACAAACAGTAAAATTATTCTCTTGTTGTATTTTATATTTGCTTAATGCTCTATAATAATATTCCACAGGCTGCTTATTTGGATAATCAAGCCAATGACTGTTTAATATTTGTGTCCATGGTACAGCAACATAATTTAAATCATTGCAGTTTTTTAATTGCTTAAAGCATTCATATTCTACAGGAAATTTTTCATACTGGAAAATGTCTTCAAAAAACGATACAACCATTTAGATATTATAGCTTACATATTTAGCAAATCCATTAGGAGACAAGAATGCTTCATATGTTTGCCTTGCGTGAATTTGTTTATCTATATATTCACTTGGTGTTGTATTTTGCCAAAAATTATTAATACACATATTAAGATCGTTGATATTTGTAACAAAAATACAAAGATTTTTCCAGTCTATTTTATCTTCACAGGGCAAAACACAATCAGTATCTATAAAGACGGGAATCCTGCCACACGATAGAGTTTCATAAAGCCTGTAGGAAAAATTACCAGCCCCTCTTGCACATAATACAAGATCAGAATTCACTATACTATTAATATATTCATTTCTTATGGAAGTATTATGAGGTGATCCACCCCAAAAAGCATTTCTAATAATAAAATTTGTTTCTATATTTTTATTTTTATTCAGAATTTTAATGCTCTCGCTTCTTATAGGGTTTGAAAAAAAACCGCAGAAGCTGACTGTAGGAATATCTTTTTTTAATCTTGACTTGAGGGGTATTGCTTCTGAAAAATCTTGGCTCCACGCTGGCATTGCGTATTCATTATTTTTTTGTTTTGATTTAAAAAGAGAAGTTCTATATAGAATAACATTACTATCCAGGCAAGAGGGCTTATCATAGTCATCATTAAAAAATGCTATTACTTTTTTATTGTACTTTTTTGCTTCAATTATGTACTCTTGTATGCCTTTATTCAGCTTTTCAGGAAATAAAAAAACATCACATTCCTCTTTAGAAGTAAAGCTTATAAGTCTGTTAATAGACTCTCTCCATTTATTATCTTTAAAATCATTATCATTATTAATTACTTCTTCCTTAAAAAAAGGCAGAAGTAAAAATTGCTCTGAAGTAAATTTTTTAAAATTAATTTTATTTTTATCAAACCAAATTTTCATAGTTATGTTTAACCATCTTAAGAAGTTTTTGCTTATTCTCTACACCAACTACATAATTGGCATGATGAATAAGCATTTCTTTAGGAGGAATAATGTTAGTATTATTATCCCAATTATATGTACCATCATTATTATTAAAAAAATTTCCTATAGTATAATATTTTTTGTTATTTAATATTTTACAAGTAGCAAGATGCTTAAGCTCATTTAGTGCTACTTGATCGTTTACTAGGTGTCTAAAATTCCTTTTTATTGATTCAAAAAGATTAATAGCTTTTAGATTGCCTTGACACGCAAAAAAACCTGCACATAAACTTCCTCTATCCTCCTGACACACAATATCTGCATTCTGAAGATTGCTCTCAAGATCTTTAAGAAAAGGTTTAAAAAATTGTACATCACAATCTGCAAAAACAAACCAACTACCTTTATTTTCATTTATTGCATCCAGTATTAAATTGAGCTTATATTCCATTGAATCTAGCCACCCCTGAGTCATGAAGGCTCCATGTCTTGTTGTTTGCGGATGGTATAAAACTCTAATTGCTGCTTGTTCTTTGGAATATATGTTTCTCAAAGTATACTTAAAATTATCATACATACTCTTATGACTATCACTATAGTGTGTATATATTTTCATTTAAAATTTTCTATATAAGTTTTTAGTTTTGTATATTCTTCGTCCATTTCGTTTTTATATCTTTGAACCCAGTCATTATTATTCCAAATATTAGTTCTTAATGCTTCAAGATTGTTACTAATACTATCCATCTTACCTGTAGTTTCGCTATAATGTAAATGTTTGATTAATATATCATGCCTATAGATTGTTCTCTGTAATCTATCAAAAATAATTTGAGGCCATGTATCATGGTGTGTGTTCTCCATGTAGGGTTCAACAAAGTAACCAGCTGCATTTATATAATTTTTATGCACAAAGAAATTAACACAAAGAGGAGGTACTCCGGCATACTTGTTACCTGGACCTCTCATGCCATCATTACAGTGCAGCATCATGATTTTATCTTTTGGCCCGTTTTCAAATTCTTTAATAATTTGCTCATCCCAATCTTGCGTCATGAACATCATATCATCACCTATCATAGCGTAAATATCTGAATCTATTTGTTTAGCCATATCATTCCACATGGTAGATAACCCAAGAAATTTACCTTCATTCTTAAATACAACTGTCTTTATAAAAGGAATGTTATTACTCAAGTAGGAATAATATTTTCCTGCAGGGTCATCTTCATCAACACCTAAAACAAGATATACATCTTTACTTTTTATAGTAGTAGTCAAGCTTGAAATAAGTGTAAGTAGCTTATTAAGCCTGTTTCTCGTGGGGCACATTAACGCAATTTTCATTTTAATTATCTATTGACAGCTTATATACTAATAATCCATCGCCGCATTGTGTACCATAAGGATATTCTGCAACTAGTTTATATGGAAATTGTTTAAAATACTCTTTGCATGTATTTGTATAATAGTCGCCATGTGTAAGAATAAAAATATTTCTTGCTTTACCTTCCTTAAAAAATTCTATATTTTTATCTATTAAAGCAACTTCACAACTATCTACATCTGCATGTAGAATATCAATACATGCTAGCATATTTTGTTCTAAAATTTCATCGAGAGATATGACATCGAGTTTTATCTGTTTACCGTAGTATTCCATTGTATCAGTAATACCCCTCTTATAGAAGACACCTTCACAATTATTAAGTGTAAAATGATCTTTGCCAAGTTGAAGACTATCTTCTATGGGTTCAACCATAATATTAAGTGTTTTTTCTTTTCCTAAGATATGTTTAAAGAGCAAAGAATAATAACACCAATTAGAACCAAGCTCAACCATTGAATATTGATTGTAATTTCTGTTTTTTAAATTTAAGCAACAAGCTTCAAATAGGTCTATTGTATCCTTCTCGCTTGAATCTTCCCATGTTGTTAGTACATCAATTTTATGTTGATTTTTTTGTATTTTAAAATTATATTTTTCTGTACGTGTCATAGGTGGAGCTAGAAGTATTATTTTGTTATGTAGAATATTTGTTCTTTACCATATTGCGTGTTGGTTGAAAGTGTTAGTGTTTCAACTTTTGATATTCTAGGTTCATGTTCTTTTAGAATGTTGAGAAATTCTTCTTCAGATATTGATAAGTCAGGTACATCAACACCTAGTGATTTATTATGTGAAATCTCAACAGTTTCGCCTTTATCGTTTACAGGTATAAAGAATGTTATAACTAGTTTTTCTTTTGCGCTATTTAAAGCATTTTTGAGAATATTCTTCCATGCATAATTATGCTCGAGAACATGTCTCATATGTATGCCGTCACAATCAGAGCTATACGTCTTAAGATCAATAAATTTTTTAATAGCAAATTTAGTATTGCTTCCATCTACCCCTATAGCATCTTTTCTAAATCTTAAAAACCCGCCACCTCCACATCCCCAGTCTTCTACTGTCTTACAATCAAGTAAAAATTGAGCAGCTTTTTCATATGTAGCAGTATCACCATAAAGAAATGCAGAGGGATCATCAGGTAAATTTACATAGTAACCATTCCATTTATTAATATTACATTCTTGTGTTGCTTTATTATTATCTATCATGGGATTATTTACCTCCATTTTTCATTAAACAACTCAGACAACCCATGTGTATATGCGTAGCTATTTTCTAATAATTTATGACTCTGCTGGTATTTATGCAGGGCATAGGCGTTGTTTACTCTTGCATGTTTAAGATTTAGTTTTTTAAGAGTATTGGCATAATCATTATCTTGATACCAAAAAGAAAATTTCTCATCAAATAAGCCTATTTGTTTTTGGACATATTTGTTCATAGCTATGCACCAGCCCATAACTATTTTTTCTATATCAAAGCCCTCTGTAAACTGTTCATTTGCTTTAATTTCTCTTGTTGTGGGGCTGACAGAATCATAAATTGAAAGTGCTTTGTCAAGTTTATCAAAGCATCCAGATTCATAAATAACGTCATTATTAGAGATAGCTAGCTTATCTTCTTCACTGCTAATATGTTTAAGAGCAATATTTAAAAATTTGTTGTAGTTGAAGTTGATGCAAGGAAATAAAAATTCTGCATTTAAATCAATTTGTTTATTTTTTAAATTGCAATTTGTCTCTATAACAATTATTTTTTTAATACACTTTGAAAGATGAATAGAATCAATGCACTCTTTAAGCATATAATAATATTGAGGATTTTTTGTATTTGATAGTACTATTACTGTCATAAGGGATAATTTGTTCCTAGCGGATTGACAACATATATTTTTTCTTCACAAAATATATGATTAAATTTACAGGAAGAATAAAAAGAGAAATCACCACCATAACTGCATTCCCAAACACCCATATTATCAGGAATATTGGGAATTAAACCGCAGGGTGTACCAATATTTCCATGTCTAAGAGAAGGATCTTTCCACACAAAATCATTATATCTATAATCACCAATAATTCTAAAAAATATAATTGATTGCTTATCTGAAGTTTCTATAGCTTCTCTTATCTTTTTAAAAGACCCTTTTATGTATACATCATCATCATCACCATGCAGAATAAAGTCGCCTTTTAATTTTTTTTGATAAAAATTTCTACAGCCATGTCCCCAGTAACCAAGATTTTTTTCATTATAAAAAATTGTTATATTACACTTAAAGTCATTAATACACTGCATAATTTGTTTATTTGCTTCATTATAGTATTCCTTGCCATCTATAGCTAAATAAAGAAAATCATCAGCCTCAAGTTCATTAACCAGGCTTCGAAGCATATTAATTAATGTAGGTTTGCCGATAGTTGTAAGAAAAACAGAAATCGATTTCATTTTGTTTTATCTTTGAGTTTTCTGAGTATACTAATAACTTGCTGTTCAGAGGAGAATGGTGGTTGGTTGGGATAATGACCATGTTTAATTTTATATTTTTCTCTTCCCCCATATACATTTTCTTCCCATTGCTCTTTTTTTCCAGCAATACTACTGTTGTCAATTGCACCTGGTGCTTCTGTCAAGAATTTGTGAGAGTTATATATATCTGCAAACCACCAGAAAGGTGGATGATAGCCTGCTTTAATAATTCTATATGTAAGATCAACATGCTCCCATGCGTTATAGAATTGTTCATCATGCAGTCCAACTTCTTCTAATACTTTACGATGAAAATAAGAAAACATAGCAACTGTATGTTCAAATAGTGATATTTTTACATTCTCACCATAATCAACTATTTTCTTGGGATTTGGTTCAGAATGTTGATCGCATAAGTGTCTGTTATGTAGATCGTAGAAAATATTTGGATCTTGTTTTCTGTTGAATGGACTTCCCGGGCCATAATTAAAATGTAATATACCAGAAACCTTAGATGCTTCTATATACTTTTCAAAAATAGTTTTGTCTAGAATCACTATATCGTCTTCTAGTAAAAATAAATGCTCTACCCCCTGACTTAAGAGGTATGTGAGCGCATCATTTTTGCTTATTCCAACCCCCTTATTAGTTTTATGCTGAATAAGATGTATTTTGTTGTAGTTTTTAAGATTCTGTATATTTGGTTGTATATCTTGTTTACCATCATTTACTACAACTATAGGCCCATCAATATTGGGAAGACTTTCTAAGCAATTGCTGAGATAATTAAATCTATCGCATGTAATAATACCTATACCTATTTTATACATATTATTCTCAATATTATAGTATAAATAATATTAATGGCAACGAATTCAACAAATAGTAACGCTGTAAATATAGCCAATCTACCGCAAACACAGGTAGCTGCAGACACAGATTTAATTGTACTGGAAACGCAGAATGGTACACAGACAATACAATTTCAAAATTTTAATGTTGTACGTACTAATACTGCTGGCGATGCAACAGTTGTGGGTAATATATCAGGAAATAATGCAGTGTTTGAGGAGATGCGCGTTGCAACTCTTAGGCCCTCTGTTTTATATGGTGGTAATGAATTAGGAATAACAAAAGATTATACATATCAAAATATATTCAAAACAACAAATGGTGTTATTGTATCCTCAGATTACGTAACAGGTTCACCAGAATATACGCAACTCTATAATTTATTCAGCACACTCTCTGCTAACTCTTCTCAAGCGTTTAAGAAGGTTTATGAATATACAGGTATTGCTGATATACCTGCAAATGGTACAATATCATCCAGTATTAATGTGGGTGGATTTCCACAAACATCAAATGGCACCAGTGTTGGTAGTTTGATAGGAAACAGTGTAAATTATGCTTCGTATTTTATTTTAACTCCTTTTGCACCTACAACAGGAGGCTATGCTCAGGCTTGTACATATGCTCCTGCAGTAGCTAATTTCAATTATTTTCCTGGAACAGGTGCAGGTGATGATTATCTAACCTTTACAGTGGTAATTCCAGGAGTTAATAATGTGAGCCAGACAACACGTATAGCTGTAAGAATACTATATTTTTATAATTAATTTGTATGAAAAAGTAAAGCTTTATTAAGCTTTATGAGTGCTTTCTTTGGCTCGAGTCCTTCGTCTATTAATCTTCTGTATTCCTTACGAAATGCATTTACAAAATCCTCGGAAAGGTTAAAATTTTTAGGATAAAATTCACGTTTTGTATACTTTATGGATTTGTAGTTTTCAGATAAAGATTCAATTTTTTGATTAAATTTGCTCACCTAATTATTTATTAGGAAGGAACTTTTTTCTCAATCTTACTTCTTCTTCTTCTTGTTCTTTTGCTTTTTTCTGTGCTTTAAGCAATGTTTCCATATAATCAAGATTCTCAGGGTTTAATACGCTCTCCTCTTCACCATGTAGCTCTCCGTCTTTATTGAGATAAAGTTCTATCATCTTAATTCTCTCTTCAGGTGAACCAAATATCTCAATTATTGCAGGAGAATCATCTTTAGGAAAAAATGGTGACTTACCAGTATAATAAGAGCGCTGTACTGCCTTGAATATATTATCTATCTCTTCAATAAATGATTTATCTACTTCTCTCAGCTCTCTCTCCTCAACCTTCACAGTAGCGACTTTTGTAATAGGAATAAAAAATATGATATCTAAGTGACGCATACTTTCACATACAAGAGGTATGCATTTATCAATAAATTCTTTATCTATATCAGATTTTTGCTTATCAAAACTCCACATAGAGTATATCAAATTATCAAGCGGACACCTGTCAAAAATAATCTTATCAGTCTTCTCTGTGTTCTGAAGATCATCAATTAAACTATTAAGAATCTTCCATTGACCATCGCTATTAACTTCTTTATTAATTTTAATTTTTTCTTTTTTAATTAAATCCCTATAGCTTTCTTTGGACCGCTTGTATGTTGGCCAGTTTTTTATAAAATCATTTGTAAGAGTTGTCTTACCCTGACAGGCAGATCCCACTATAGCAATTCTCATAATATTAATTAATAGATGCTTTTAAACCTTCAAGGCTTTATCCCAAATAACAAGCTGTAATCTGGGACTAAAATTAAAGCCATGCTTCTTGCACAATTCGGCTACCAATGGGGCAATAGCAATATGTTCTTCTCTACTTCCGCAGCAAGGCATTAGCCATACTTTGTTTCTCCTAAAATCAAACTTTTCTATATAGCGCTCCTCAATCTCTTTGAGATCTTCTTCTTTTGTAATTACAAATTTAAAACCTGAGCCATTGCGTGCATGCCAGTTTAATACATCTGGTATGTAGCGCTTATGCTCTGGGTCACCATTACTAGCAAGTTTAGGAGATGTGGTGAATGTGGCAAGATAATCAAGTTGCCAGGCAGGATCAGGAATAATGGTAGCGTTTGTTTCAAAGTCAATTCTCGGTATGAAGCGATACTTAGCTGTAAATGCAGCAATAAACTCAAGAAGATTCTTCTGCTGTATAAGAGGTTCACCACCGGTAATTTTAAAAATATCACCTCTACGTAGCAATGTAATATAGTTATATTCCTCAAGATATTCGAACAATTTCTCAAAAGTAAATTTGTTCTTCACAGACCAACTAACAAAGCTATCACAACCATGCGGAGAGTCCTTGCTTGCAAACCCTTTGCATGTAAGGTTGCACATTGCAACACGCATAAACAAAGAGGGTTTTCCTATATGCTCACCTTCACCCTCAATAGTGTGAAAAACCTTATCATCTGAAAGAAATACGCTTTTTTCCATGACATTATTATGCTATAAAGATATTAGAAATCAATAAATATTATTAGATGTCAAAAAAAGACAGACAGCTTAAAAAAGCTGCCAAGGCTAAGGATGAAAATGGTATCATAAGAAATGATATATTTCTTAATTTTAAGATTGATCAGAAATTTCATTTAAATGAACATCACAAGGCTTTTGTCGACAAAGCAATGAATGATGAATCGCAGATTATGTTCTGCGATGGTCCTGCAGGCTCATCAAAGACATATCTCGCTGTATATGTGGCGCTATCTATGCTAAGAGAGAAGAAAATAGATGAAATCGTATATATCAGAAGTATTGTAGAGTCAGCAACAAGAAAACTTGGAAGTCTACCAGGTGAAGTAGATGACAAGTTTAAGCCATGGAGTATTCCACTTATAGAGAAGTGTGATGAGCTGGTTGGCAAGCATATTACAGAAATGTTATTTCAAAGTGATTATCTAAAGAGTATACCTGTAAATTTCTTGAGAGGTGCAACATTTACAAATAATGTAGTAATAGTTGATGAAGCACAAAATTTAGAGCATAGTGAATTAGTCACCATATTAACACGTTTCGGTAAAAACTGTAAGTTATTTATTATAGGTGATTCTCTGCAGTCAGATATTCAGAAGTCAGGATTTGAGAAAATAATCAGTGCATTTGATACAAATGACAGTAATAGCAATGGTATACATACCTTTCATTTTACAGAAGAAGATATTACAAGAAGCAAACTACTGAAGTTTATTGTTAAGGTTATAGCAGGTATAAAATCAAAGTGATTTAAGTATTGAGATTTTATTTTTTAAGGGTGCAGGCAGATTGAGTGGGTTGTTTTTGTTGAGTATTTGCTGATAGATATCTCCCATTTGCTTCATATCTTTTTCAGGTGATACTTGTTTATCTTTTGCAGGATAATAATCAGCTATTTCACCACCACAAAGCTGCTGCCTTACTTCAGGGTTATTTGTATCCACTAATTACCCCAGCTAGTACCAGCAAAGGGATTGCTAAGACCTGTTGTAACTTTATTACCCACAGGGGCTGCTCTTATCTCTTTCTTGAGAGGTATTGCTTCAACATGTCCACCTACAGAGGTAGGAACTTCAATATTAATACCTGCTCCTGTGACTGTAATTTGCTCTATGTTTGGTGCAGTAATAGGTACAACAGGTGTAATTGATTCATTTGCAAAATATACTATAGCAGAATTTTTATCATGCTCCCATACCTCCACCTTATCAACCCAACATCTATTGTTAGTAATACCCCTCACGTATGCATCAGCTACATCAAAGCAGAATTCTGCTGTACGTTCAATACCTACACCTTTTTCCATGATGCGTAGATCTACTGCTCCAGTATTGTGTAATTCCTTGAAGGATGATAATAAAGGATCATCACCTGCAATGCATAGTGTATGATCAAATTGCTTCTCAAGTATTTCCTTCAAATTCTTAAGACCACCAAAATCTACAACCCAATTTTTATCGTCTAACCTATCACATGTAAACCAGAACTTAGCTACCAATCTGTATCCATGTATAAATTTGCAATGACTATCTGCTCTCCACTGTCTAAATGCACATGAACCTAATTCAATGATCTTTGTACTCTCGTATTTCATGAAATTATAATAAACTAACTAATACAGAAATCAACCTTTTTTTATTTGTATAGATATTCTTTTCTATACCTATTGATATTATAACCAAAAAAATTCAGAAATCAACTGTTATTTTTAATGCCGTTAAAATTTAGAAGGTATTTGTTGACTGCATCTTCAAAGCTTTCTTCAACATTAACATGGAGAGCAGCAATTTGTCTTTGTGCTGCTTTTCGTGATGGATGTGTACCAAATGTATGTGATCCATTTTTTTTCTGTACCTTATACTTGTTACCTGATTTTATTATCTTATATGGCATAAAGTTATTTATACAGGGAGTGCTACAAAATCACCATTTGCATCTGGATCTGTAAGAACTTTATATTGCGTTACTCTATTTCCATATGTTTGTACGGGTATTATAGTGTTCCTCTTTATGGTTGTGCCTGGTCTTATATTTTTACCTTTTGAATTTAATTCTATTGGTTCTGCTGTTTGTCTATCAGAAATTATCCAATTTGAAGCTTGTTGATCTGGATTGGGTTTTAATATTACTGTTTTTGGTAGCCCCAATTCTTCAGGTCTTTCGATAGGCATATTATTATTATCAGAATAATAAACATTTGCAGCTCCTTTTGCAGAAGGATTATGCTGTACTCTAAGTGCTGCAATGTCTTTACCAGCTGCCTTAATACCCTGCAAGGGTATTGTATATAACATACCACCTTCATAAGCCTTAGGCTTTGTAAACAAAGCTTTAGGAGACATTATACCTAATCCCTTTCCAGCATATTTACCTAAAGTAATATTTACCGTATCTCCTGATTTTGGTGATTGAGTAGAAGGCATACCCAGCTGTTTTGCAATTTCTTGTTCACTTTTTTTTCTAGCTGTATCAACTTGCCCTGTAGAGAATTTCGAAAATGCAGAGCCCGCTTTTTGAATACCTGTACCAACAGCTGCAGTACTTTTTTGTATTCCTGCTTGTAAAGCTTGTGTTCCTGGTATGGATTTACCACCAGTGCCCAATGCATATCCAAACGCACCAATACCTTTGCTTGCCATAGATCCTGCTGCAGCTGTTGCCTTACCTGCACCAGATATAGCTTTGCCCGGTGCAGCATTAGCTAGCTTTCGCCAATCTATCTCTGAAACCAAAGCTTCATACAATTGATCAAAATTATTCATGCTCAATAAACCCTCTATAGAGATCATTAAGCTCCTGCTCTGTTAATCCATTCTGTTTTAAGAATACTTCAACATCTTTATATTCTGATGAGTTGTCTATATTTGTATAAACTGGATCATCAAGCTGCTTTTTCTTCACAGCTGTCATGTATTTTTTTGCATACTCTTTAAATTCTACAAGCATATCTGCATCACTTTCATCATTTATATGCTCTAGCATTTCTGGTGGTATATCCATTATGGGCATGTCAGGTGCTAATACAAGAACTCTTAACTTACCCATGCATTCTCTAAGAATATATCCTTCATATCCTTTTACATCTGTAAAATCTTCCGTATTTGCTACACAAGAGGGGTCTGTCTTTATTCTTATTCTCTTGAGATTTGTTACCCTCAATGATTCGCTTAATAACTTATGAAAACCCATAATAATATTTATGTTGAACGCTGTAATACTTAACATATAATAAACACTATGTCAGAGTACTCAAAAGAATATAAACTAAGATTTGCTAATGGAAACCACCCACATACAGAGGAGGAGAAACAAGATATCATTGAAAAGGCTGCTAAAGCTTATGAAGCATATCTGGATGCTCTTGGCTTTGATTGGCGCAATGATCCAAATAGTACCAATACACCCAGACGTGTTGCAAAAGCTTTTGTAAATGATTTGGCTGCTGGTTGCTATACAGAGCCACCAAAGATTACATCATTTCCTAGCAATGGTTATGATGGCATGGTATTTCAAGGCGGTATACCTGTTAAGAGCATGTGCAGTCATCATCATCTTGCTTTTACTGGTGTTGCACATGTGGCTTATATTCCTTCTCTGGAAGGTCGTGTTATAGGCTTGAGTAAGCTCAACAGGATAGTTGAGTTTTATGCTCGCAGACCACAAATACAAGAAGGACTTACAATGCAGATTCATGGTGCAATTAATGATGTATGCGAGAAGAACAGAGGAGTTGCTGTTGTTGTGAGTGCAACACACACATGCGCTTGCCATCGTGGTGTGAAGCATGATGGTTGTGAGATGAAGACTAGCAAGCTTAGCGGTGATTTTATGGATGATGCTGCTGTAAGAGCAGAATTCTATAACTTCATTGCTAACATGAAAAGATAAAGTTCTTTTATTTTGACTAAATAATTATGTGGTCAACAACCTCATAATTAATGGGGATATAGTAAACCCGCCTTCCTCTATAACTTGCTTTAGAGAGTTGACATTAATAGCCAAGAAAGCTATACGTTTACAGGTGTTTATTGAATGTCAGCAAAAAGATTATTATTTCAAATATCTCAAAAATTTTGGTGCAATGGATTATATTGATGATATACTTCTCCCTGGTGAAGAAACAGGAATAAGAATTGACAACGAACTACATTTCTCACCTACCATATATGTAACTGATCACATTGATCACTATAACATTAGAGACGTACTCAATGCCCTTGGTTTTAATAGTTTATTTGCTCGAATCTACAATTGATTTAGCTTGCTTCAAGAAAGGTTCACCAATTAAGACGGGCTCTTCATTTTCTGTTCTATCTGCTATGCTAAAAAGAATATCGTGATACACTTTATCACCCAATTTAAAACTTAACTTCACTACTGGTCTTTCTTCTTTTACACCGCTTCCTATATGTATTGTAATGCTGTCCGCTTTGTTTAG